TTAGATGCTTCGAATGGATCTTACAACCAATAAATTCATTGTAGTATGTATCATCGAACAACACATCCTTGTCGAACTGTGCTTTCGCCTCGTAGTAGGAACACTCTCCCTTTGTCTTACATAGACGCAGAATGTCCCGCCTGAAGGCGCCACCGTCCTCTACAAGGCGTTTAACCTCTTCTGACGATCCATAGTAGTCTTTCCAATCAGACTCTTTGATTGTCAGACGCTTACGAGTCTTACCCTTGAGTGGTGGAAGTCTACGTGTAGACCAGAACCCTTTCTTACCGATATACTTCTTACCGGTGTCCAGCTCAGTAACCTCATAGACGAATCCATGATACTGTTTGAGGAACTCTTCGGTGGGTTCAAATGGTTGGTCTTCGTAATACCACATCAACCCCATTCCCCATTAGCCATCGGAGTGCCACACATAGGACAGTATTCGGGTGGTTCGGATGAACCGTCCTTTACAATTAGGGTTAAATCAGATTCACATATTTCACAATACAAATCGTATTCGTATTCATCTTCCATTATTTTTTCTCAAATAAGATATTGTCTTCTGAGTTCGCACGATCATTGAGTGTGATGTCTTTGATATAGAAACCGTTAGACTCAAGAAACTCTACGGCGTCCTCAGTAAAATTTTCGTTATTGTTATATAGGTTTACACTATCTTTACGTGTAGTCTCGATCACTCCAGCTTTCAACATGTGGAGTTTATTTCCAAAACTTTTAAGAACGTTTAGATCGTTACCTTGTGCGTCACAGTGCATAAAGTCGACGACACCATCAAACTTGATCATGTCTAAGAATGTGTCCATACGAATTGACCGTACAGTAACACGATCAGTCATGTTGAAGTTTCGTTTACCTTCCCATGGCGCATTCTTTTCAAGTTCTGCGTTCCATAGTTCGGTGACGTTGTCGGAGAATTCGTAGAGAGAACTGCATCCAGTGTCCGGAGAGAGATTAAACTCTACGGTTTCATTAGTAAGACCAATGGCATACTGGAGAATTTTTACTTCGGGGTAGGTTCTAAATTTAAAAGCTAGATTAGACCATAATTTTGGGTGGGGTTCGAATCCATATAATGGACATCGATAATGATTGTAGAGAATGGGGGTGTCAGACCCTTTGTGACACCCCACTTCAATAACTATTCTGTCATGCGACCTCATCCCAGCCCCAGTCTCCTTCCATACCGACTACAGAGTATTCGGTTACCCTCTTCTCGAAGAAGTTATCGTGTGATGCACCATTGAGCACCCAGTCGAGCCATGGTAATGGGTTATCTTTCTGACGGAATTTTGTTCGAAGACCAAGTTGGAGTAAGCGACGGTCAGCAATATGACGTATATACCGACGTACCTCTTCTTTAGTAAGACCCTCAACTTCATTCCCCTTGAATGCCAAATTAATAAACTTGTCTTCGAGATCTACTGCGTTTCTCGCCATTGTATATATCTTTGACTTTAGTTCGTCATTGACGATACGGGGATGTTCTTCACAGAATGTACGGAACAGCTTTGCATTGCCCTGCACGTGTAGAGTTTCGTCACGAATAGACCACTCGACGATTGTACCCATACCCTTCATCTTACCGAAACGTTGGAAGTTCAACAACATCACGAATGAAGAGAACAGAGACATACCCTCGTTGAATACAGACTGTGCCAGCGCAAGGGCCAGACCTGTGTGAGTAGACGTGTCGCCTTCCTTCATGAAATCAACCTTGTTAGCCATTTCGGTAATTTCCATGAACATGTGGTATTCTTCATCCGGAAGACCGAGCGTGTCATTGAGAAGTGCATACGCTCTCTGGTGTACTGCCTCACGACCGGCGAAGGAGCTAAGCATATTACGCACTTCGTTGTTCTTGAATTTCGGGATGAGAAGTTCGTGATAATTTTCACCCACCTGAACGTCCGATTGAGTAAACAACCGCAACACTTGTGTGATGAATTCTTTTTCATCTCCGGAGAGTTTGGTTTTCCAGTCTTGGACATCTTCACTCAGCTCCGCTTCGTCTTCGATCCAATGAACCTCTTCGTGTTTCTTAGACAGTTCAACTGCCCAAGGGTACTGAAAAGGTTTGTATGTTTGTGAAAAGTCTAGTAATGACATTTTTTTCCTCTATTCGAATATGTAAGGTATATTTGTTTCTTTGTCTACGACAACCACATAATCCAATTCAGTGTTATCTAGGATATGCATTGCATCCCGAATACTATTCAGAATGGGTTTACCCTGAACATTAAATGAAGTGTTCAATAGGACGCCATCAAATTCGTCCAACAACTCATAAAATACTGGATTCGATTCTGTCGTCACAGTCTGAAGACGAGCTGATCCATCTTCGTGTGTGATCTCTGTCAGATGATCTCTCCATTCCGGTTTCACTTCGATTCCGAACTGCATTGCGTCCATCATCTCATAATCCCGACTGTCAAAATATTTGTCTGCATCTTCTAACTTGCAGACTGGAGCGAATGGTCGATACCATTCACGAAACTTAACTTTTGCGTTCAACGTGTCTTTCATGTTGGGTTGTGATGGATCACAGAGTATTGATCGATTACCCAATGACCTCGGCCCAATTTCACTTCTCCCGTTCAGAAACCCAATGATCTTGCCTTCCTTTAATAGACTCGCAACATTATGCAACGTTGTTTGCGTACCGTTTCTGTCTCTTACGTAACTAGGTAACGAATCACAATCAAACAGGTATGGGCCTGCATATTTGAAATCATAGTTACCCTCAACCACATGACGACCAAACTGTTCGTATTCTAAGAATGCAAACTCACGTGATATGAAACCACATGATATACCATCATCGCCTGGATTGCAAGGGACAAATACACTTATGTCCGGAAAATGTCGTTTTACAGCTTCGTTTACTAGAATGTTCATCGCAGTGCCACCGGTAATAATCAGATTGCCGGTCTTGCGAATGTCGTCGATGAACTCATTCTCTAACAACTCAATGAACAGTCTTTCTGTAGCTAACTGAATTGCATATGCGAACGTCTGTTCATCCTCGCCTTCTATCAGGTCAGTTCCAAACTCTTCTTTACACCAGTCGCGAATACTTTCACGACACTCATCTTTTGGTATCTGGTTGGTCATCCACCAGTGAATTCTTGGTATTAACTGTTCAGCTCGTTCTAAATTCTTTTTGCCGTATGCAGACAGACCCATCATTTTGCCTGCATAATCTAGTGCGTTGGGCGTTGGTCGTATGGTTTTCATGTACGAACCAAATATTTGCCACATAAAACTCGCACGTAGTATAGGATATTCGAATCGTTTGGTCATAGTACCATTTTCGAATTCTCCATACATGAACAAAGTGTTGTCACCTCCAGCGTCCCACGAGATACAAGAACATTTCTCAAACGGTGCCTGCATGTACGCAGACCACTGGTGACCCTCATGGTGATTCATTCTCACTCGATGCCATGAAGGTGCGTTGATTATATCATAATTCCAACTACTATACTCACCCATGGGTGTCGCATGTACAGGCATGATATAAAGTGTCTGGAAGTCATTATCTATACCAAAATCTTTTTTAAGATTGGCTAGACAAAACTTGACGATGTCGTTTACTCTTCCTTTGTTGGGTTGGGGCACCGTATATGGGCCATTGTTGAACAGATTAGCAAAACCACGAGAGATAGAAAAATGTTTCTCTCCCGTGACTCTCTCTAGTTCATATATGACCCAATCGTTTGTTTTGGGTAACCAGAATGCAAGACTGACATCATGACCTTCGTACATCATAACGAAGGGTTTTAATTCATTACCCCTCACAAGCTCGGCATTCCTCCGACTCTTGAGCATTTGCAGAGTTAAAATGTATCATGAGTTCGTCGTAACCTCCGACATACTGACCCTCAATGTAAATCTGTGGTACAGTATTTACCTTTCTACCGGTGACTTCTGCGGCAGTTTTACCAATTTCTTCGAGATCAACCTTGTCAAAAGGTATACCACGAAGTTTTAGTTCTTCCATGGCCATTGCACAGAAGGGACAATTCTTTTTAGAATAAACTATACTGCGTTGGTCATCCTGCAATGCAACTCGTTCGACCTTCTCACTCACATTCTCTGCACGAGACTTAGCTTCGGTACGGAGATAGTACAGACCCTTGAGACCCAAACTCCATGCGGCGAGGTGCACCTTGTTCACATAAGACTTCTGTGCACCGGCAGGGAAAAACAGATTGACCGACTGCCCTTGACAGATAAACCGTTGTCGGTCTGCGGCGTGTGTGACCAACCACATCTGATCCAGTTCGTCCGCAGTCTTGAACACCGCCTTCTCACCTTCGTTCAGGAACGGTAGATGTTGCACCGATCCTTTATTGGTGATGATTGATGTCCATGTCGACTCGTTGTTCTCACCCTTCTCCTCCAGTAGTTCTTCGAGATACTGGTTCTTTACGAGGAAGCTACCTGCTCTCGTTCGGTGGGTGTAGGCATTCGCCTTTGAGGGTTCGATACTTGGGGACGTAGACAGTATAACACCGGATGATGCATTTGGGGCGATAGCAAGAAGATGCGAGTTCCTTCGACCTGAACCGACACCATCGGGGTATTCTCCGCGTTCGATCGCGAGTTGTTCGGTTTCTCTAACTGACTCTTGCTTGATGTGACGGAACACAACATCGTTGATTTCCCGTGCTTTATCAGATTCCCAAGCGACTCCGTGTTTTTGAAGTAGGGAATGGAAACCCATTGCTCCAAGGCCAATTGACCGTTCTCGTTCAGCAGACCACTTGGCACGGCTGACTGTGTCAGGTGCGTTATCAATAAAGTACTGCAATACGTTATCGAGCATCCTAATAAGATCCCGAACAATAGATGTGTCCTTCCATTCATCGTAATACTCCAAATTGAGTGATGACAGACAACATACTGCGGTTCGGTCAGCACTTGTAGGTAAATGAATTTCATTACATAAGTTACTGCCGTTGATCTTGAGACCAAGATCTTTCAGGGGTTGTGGTAAATGATTATTGGCGGTGTCAATAAAGTTTAGATAAGGTTCACCGGTACGGAAACGAACCTCGATGATTCTCTCCCAGAGTTTGCGAGCGGAGATAGTCTCCTTGACTGATCCATCTTTGGGGTCACGAAGATCAAAGTCTTCTCCTGCGAGAACAGCTTCCATGAACTCATCGGTGACGTTGATTGCGTTGTGTAGATTCAATGCCTTGCGTTGCACATCACCCGTAGGGATACGCATATTCAGAAACTCGATGATGTCGGGGTGCGACACATCCATGTACGCCGCATATGACCCTTTGCGTGTCCTACCTTGACGGTAGGCAATCATGTCCGCGTCTACAGTGTGCAGAAATGGGATAGGGCCTGGTGCAACGTCAGAGACCGTGCGTACATCGCTCCAATGACCACCGACGCCGCCGCCATAAACACTAAGCCAACGCAATTCAGAAGTATGATCAATGAGACCCTCAAGAGTGTCCGGAACGTAGGTAAGGAAACATGAGATAGGCATACCTTTGCCTTGTCCATGCCCGTTCGGAGCATTCGACAATACTGGCGAAGCAAACATAAACCATTTCTTAGAGACATAATCGTACAACCGTTGTGCGAGTTCTTCATCACCACCAGACCATGCAGTAGCTGCACGACGGAAACCTTCCTGTGGCGAATCTTCGTATTCGTTTAGATAGAAATCTTTTAGCATCCCGACGGCGTAGTCTTTTAGTAGTCCGTCGCGGGACTTATCAATTTTTACTGGCATTTGTTCTACTCGAATTTAGGTGAAAAGAGTTATATAATACACTATATCTATTGGTTTGTCAATTGGTTTTCCACAACATCATCGTTGCGATCTAACCAATCTTCACTGTCAGTGTTCTCTTCTCCCTGAGTAGCTTGACGATAGTAAAGTATGATCTCTTTTTGTTGACGAACATAACGACGAAGTTCTTGTAGATTATACGCCATGTTCTCATAATCTTGTGGTGTGAGACCAAATAAGACAAAGTCACCACTTTGCATTTTCTCTAATTTGGCAATCTGTTCTTCAAGGTTCTTCGTTGTTATCACAAAGAACTGCACATCTTCGAGATTGATTGCTTCTGGTAGTGGTGGTTGATAGATTTCTAATGTTTTAAATTCTGTGACCGTCTTGATGATCGGTTCGGGTTGAACCAGTGGTGCGGGTTGTAGTGTTGAACAACCGGTGACGAACAGTAAAAGTAGTAGACTAAGAATCCGCATCTGCTGTCTCCTTAGAGTCATTCTCTATTGCACGAAACACATCTGCGGTTCCTTTGTTGATTCGTGGTTCAATTAAGCCAGGTTTGACGCGAGCGAGTTTGGTCATGTCGTGTCTCTTGAAGATACCAAGATACTCATCGCGCTCTGCGGTCAACGCAGCAGTCTTTGCAGTGAGTTCACCCACCGCTTGGAGTTGTCTTTGTAGATTCTCTTCTGACGCTTTCAGTGCAGCCTGTTCGCGTTCAAGGTTTGATTCCAGAGTTGCAATGTTGGTACGCAGTCGCTCGTTGTTTGTCTGTTGTTGTGCGATGGTGGTATCACGAATTGCAATCTGTTGTGTGTGGTACATATAACCCGCTCCCGCGATAGCGATAATGAGCGGCAACATCTTAATCATTCCAAGCATTATAAACCCCTAACGTGTCTAGTGTATAAAAGAATACCGCCAATAAAAGGTGAGTGTGTTTCTATTTCTGTCATCTGTTCTACACCTAATGTACTGGAACCCGATATATAATTTCCTTGCCAACCTACAGTAGGCCCGATACAATACCATGCGGTGTCATCGAACGTGTGGTTTCTCAACATTTCTGTCGGGTTGTGTTTTGGACATTCTAGTGTTATGTATCGAGACCCTGCAGTTGCGGTAAGAAACTGATTCAGGTTCGAATACACATTGATATTGCTCTCACCCTGATCACTTACAGCAACGTCAGAAATATTAACAATTGCCAATTCGGTCATTCCCCAGATAGCCTGAAACGCAAACCATGTCTGTGCGTCGAACTGTCTACCAGAATATATGTCATCGTGGTATGAATCGAAGTGAAACATCAACTTCATTTACTTCACCTTTTTGATTTGATAATTAAACGGTTCTTGAGTCTTCAACTCAAAGGGTTCACCCGAAGTCAATTTACCCTGAAGGTGGGTAGGTTCTATTATACTTATACTTTTGAATTCGTAGATAGATTTCTTGGTGGGATCATACCATATGGTCACATGCCATTCATTGACAAAGTATTTGTACCATAACCAAACAAAGGGTTTAGCAATCCATTGTAAAACGGAGTAGGCAGTTTTCGATAAAATTTTCCCAATTCGCTTCAATTTCTTCTCGCTCTTTGTATGTTCTGTATAACGCCTCTTTCTGACTGTCAGGCGCCTCGTGGTATTCCATCCACTCATCGGGAGTCATGAATTTCTTCTTCGGGTATGAGACCCCAATCTCCAACGAGTAATAAATCTGTCCCGTCTCTAAATCTTGATGTTGTTCCAAATTTGGCGACATCGCAACACAACCAGTCATCATAACGAAAACTGGAAGTAGTTTAATCATGGGTACATCTTTTTCCTTTTACCTGCAACCTCGATATAGTTGCGAGTAAGAATTCTTGTCTTTCTCTTTTTCTTTGTTCGCGGGCCCATGTCTTTAGTGTCTGCAGGAATACCCGCATCTCCAGTAGTCATCATTTCTTCATCGAACATTTGTTTGAAGGTTTTCATCGGTATATGTCTCCGACCGTTACGTATAGGGACTGTTTAGTATTTATATGTTCGACCATGTAAACATTCAATCCGAATATATCACCGATCGGTGTGCAACCCTCTTTGACTCTTACTGCGTCACCCTTGAATGCAACGTCATTACACTGCATGATTTCTAGGTGATCGTTTCGAAGCTTATAGACGCCCTGCGCGAGTTGGTCGTCTTCTAATACATACCAACCAGTTTGTTCTGCCATAAAATCCAAGGGTTCTAAACCCATCTTGTCCAATATCTTATTGATGGAATTATCAGTCAACTCGTACTTTTCTCTGAGAAGAAAAAGTGCCGCAGCATATGATGCGATTCTTGTCTGACCGCCTGGAACCTTTCCAAGTAATTTCTTGAGATTAAACACCAACCGATGAAATGGAGTGAATGCATCCTTTTCTTCGGCAGTCTTTATTTGTTTTGATTTGATACGAACACCTTTATCGTCGATTAGACCTAACTTAAAAGCTTCAGTCTGATCAAACGGAGTCGTTAACATTTTTAAAAATCTGAATGTATAGAACAGATCACCTGCTCTGGTTGCCAATGACATTTACAAATTCCTCAGTTCTTCAACGATGCGTGAATCCATAGGGACACTAGCATATTTAGTATTTTCGATTGCTTTAATGTAGATAAGGAAAGGTTTAATTATTGTCCAGTCATCAAAATTCTCGACCTTATGTTCTAACATCCTTAGCCCTGCTTCGAAACCAAACACATTGAATATGATGACAAGGTGATTCAATAGAAGATTCACCGGTGGATTACCATTCTCTTTGTATCGAGTGATCAGACGTTTTACATATTTAAAACGTTTTAGATCCTCATAGAACTCTTCTGCATCGAGACACGTCGGATTATAATAATTGCGTATCGCATACAGTTCAAAATTATCATCATTGAGTTCATCAAATAATTGCATGGTATCTACCGGTGATTGTTCGTATTATCTATACTATGTAGTGATCATGTTCACGAATACAAAGTATCAACGCTTTGTTTACGAACACATCTTTACCCTCATGCACACACGGCAAAAACTCGATCTTACCGTCGAGTATCTCTTTGTACTTGACTTCGTCTGACACATCTACGTGCCATATGCGGTTGTCCCGCATTACCAGTGTTACTTTACGCATATCAGTTCTCCGCTAAGGGATTGTCAAGAACGGTCTGAATCTTGTTGTTCAGTCTGTTCTCAAGAGCTTCTATTGCATCATCTGTATCACTGGATAAGTCATCACGTTTCTGATCGAACCGTTCATTCGCACGGTCAATCATTCCTCGCACCTTGTCTTCCATCGCACGGTTCTCATCCTCAACCCTATCGACGTTCTTCTCCATACGGTTGAAGTCGTCGCGTAGATCGTTTTTAATTGTGCGCGAGTAGTCGACTGCCTCGTCAACGCGAGTCAGTGCTTCATTTA